CAGCCAGCTTGCGGTTCTCAATGTACCGGGTATTCAGTGCGGCCAGCGCGGCTTCCCGCTCTGCGCCATCCTGCATCAGCTGGATGAGTTGGTACTCCTTGTCATACTGTGCATCCAGCTGTGCGTTGACAGCTGCCATGCCCTCAGCGGACGCGACGACCGCGGCCTCATACACCGTGACATCCGCATCCGTCTTGCCACGGGCCTGCGCGCGGGCGATCTCCGCATCGATCTTCTGCTGAATGGTCTCAAAGCCCTCCGCGTCCGCTGCAGTCAGCTTGTACTTGATCTCAATGGCTTCCCGGGTGTCCACCAATTCCTGAAGGCGCAGCTTGTCTTTTTCGCTGAATTTCCCGGACTGCCTGCGCTTGAGCAGCCGGCTGATCTCTTTGTCCAGGCTGTCGAGGGTCTTGATATCCAGCTCCATCTGTTCGGACAGCGAGCTGTACCCGGCATCCTTTGCGTCGACCTGCTTTTCCTTCAGCGCGCTGCGGGTTTGCTCGGTCAGGTTCAGGAAGGACGCAGTCCACTCCTTGACGACCGCTTGCTTCTTGTACCGGCTGCCTGCCCAGACATCCAGCAGGCCGTTCATCCACTCGGTGGCGTTCTGCTTGTCGCGGGTGAAGTCCTCCACAGTCATACCAAAGAAGGAAAGCCCGCCACGCCCATAAAAGGTATCGGCTGCATTGGTCTTCCAGCTGTCTGCCGTAGCCTGCATGCCCTGGAGAGCTTCACGGGCTTTCTTGGCTCCGGTGGCATACTCGGCCAGCTTCACCGCGCCGTAGATAATCGCAGCTGACAAAGCGGCCATGGCAAGCTTTGAGCTGCCGATGGTTTTCACGAAGCCGCCAAGCCCGCCGCCTGCCATCTTTACACTAGCGGAAAACTTGCCCATGCCGGTAGCGAACTTACCAAGCCCAGCAGAAAGTTTGCCCACTGTGCCTACTGTCTTGCCCAGTATGAGGAGCGCCGGTCCAATGGCAGCGGCAAAGCCTGCGAACTTGATGATGTTCATCCGCTGGCTCTCGTCCATGCCAAGGAAGGCTGCCAGCATCTCATTGGCGCGCGCGATGATTTCCTGTATAGCCGGGTTCATGTCGTCACCCAGCTTCTGGGCGAAAAGTACCGCAGTGTTTTTGAGGTTGGTGAGCTTGCTCTGCGTGGTGGCGTACCGCTTGTTGGCCTCCACCGTCAAGGCGCTGTTTTCTCTCCAGGCCTTGTTCGCAGTCACCTGTGTGTCCCGGAACAACTGAGTCGCATTGGTCGCGCGCATCAGGGTATCCCGCAAGCGCACTTCAGCGATCCCGATATCAGCGAGGGTGGCGATCGCGCTAGCGCCTTCCTCATCCATCTTGGCCAGTCCGCCAATGAAAGCCTGGAAGGCTTCGGCCGGGTTGCTGTCCCAGAGCGTTTTGAACTGCTGAGCAGTCATCCCGGACACTTGTGCAAAGTCCTTCAGGGCTTGACCGCCAGTCTCTGAAGCGACCTCCATCTTGACCAGCGCCTTGGAGAAGGCTGAGCCGCCCATCTGGGCCTCGATGCCGACCGCGGAGAGGGCCGTGGCAAAGCCCAAGATCTGCGCTTCACTCAGGCCCACCTGGTGCCCGGCACCGGCCAGGCGCATGGACATCTCCAGGATCTGGGACTCGGTGGCGGCATAGTTGTTGCCCAGGTCAACCAGCGTGGAGCCCAGATTCTGAAACTCCGCCTGGTTCATGTCCGCGATGTTGGCGAACTTGGCCAGGGTCAGGGCGGCGTCATTGGCCACGATGTCCGTGCTGTTGCCCAGGTCGATCATTGTCTTGGCAAAGGTCATCAGGTGCTCGTTGGAAATACCCATCTGACCTGCGACTGCAACAACCTCAGCAATATCCGTGCCGGACGCAGCCACCCGGGTGGACATCTGTTTGATGGCGCCCGATATGGCGGTGAATTCCTCTTCCGTTGCGTCAACCGTTTTGCGGACAGAGGTGAAGGCGCTCTCAAAATCGATGGATGACTTGATGGCCGTAGCCCCAAGCGCCAGAATGGGCGTCGTGAGCGCGCGGGAGAATCCCCGGCCAGCTGACACGAGCGACTTCGAGATCTTCTCGCTCTTCTTGGCGAAGGCGATCAAGTGATCCCCAGCCTTGGTCCAGGCGGACTGCTGCCGGTACAGTTCCTGGGTCAGCTTCTTGAGCTCAGCCTCGGTAGCCTTGAGCTCTGCCTTAGCGTTATTGAGATTGGTCGCAGCCTTGGATACGGCGTCCGCGTTGTTTTGAAGGGTCTTGCTGTTGGACTTGATCTGGCCTTCCAAGAGCTTGACTTTATCCCTTGTGGCAAGGCTCTCTGCCTTGAAGCTTTCCAGGTTCTGCTTGGCGGCAATCGTCGCGGAGTCCGCGTCCCCCAGGGAGGCGCGCAGGCGGTTGTACTGCTGGCCTGCTGCGCTCACTTCCCCTTTGAGGCGCTCATACTCCACGCGCGCCTGTTCCAGCGACTGCTTCATTTTCTCCTGGCGGGAGAAGGAGTCTGTCAGTTTCTGGTTGGTCAGTACCAGCGCGCGGGAATACTGGTCAACGGCACGCGTCTGCTCCTTTTGCTTGCTGCTCAGCAGGGCGAGCCGTGCTTCTGTTCCCTGAATGGACTTCTCAAAGTTCGCAACCCCTGCACCCGCTAGCTTGAAGGTGCTCTCGGCTTCCTTTATCTGCTGGTTGATGGTACGCAGGTTGCGGCTGAAGTTATCGCTGTCCAGTGACAGCGCCACCACCAACTCGCGCAGGACTTCGCTCATGAGAACACCTCCAATATATAGAAAATGAAGCGATGACGATAATTGAGATACAACCAGAGGCGAAGCCCACAATCATTTTTGCCTGATAATTCTATCTGCTTGTTTATCCTGTTAGGATTGCATGCAGGAAAACACAATCCAATCTCGTTAAGTAGGCGAATACGTACACAAGGAGGACCACATGAGACTTTTTTTGAAGAAGGCCTTGCCTTTGATACTGGCCGTTCTTATCTGCATTACGGCGACAGTCAGCTTCGCAGAGCAGCCTAAGCAAAAAGAGATGACCGTTGAAGTAGAGGGGATGTCGGAGACTGTCCTAATGACGCGACATACGATCGATGGACGTTTGGCAATATGGTACGACGCGGACCATTTCTTTCCTGAAGCAATAGAAAATGGCGTGCGCTTTTTACTACTCAACAACCAACTCGAAAGTGAAGTGTCCTTCACGGTCAAGAGTTTGAATGATCCAGCTAACGTGGTAGAACCTATGCTTGAAGTTTTCGTCGCTGAGTATGCTGCACAAGGCTGGGATTGCGAAAAAGTGGATACCACAGGAATACTGCCACTATTCAATACTCCTGAGAGACCGGTGAGAGGTTTTATCGCACGTCAGGAAAGGGAGGCTGCACTGGTATATCTGAGTTACATCTCAGGTGGCTACTGTCTGTCTACCCTGCGCTTTCCGAATGAAGCCGCCGAAGGTTGGGGCAACAGAATGCTGTTTATGATCAACACTCTGGAATCTGTTGTCGGGAATTGACTTTGCGTCTATACATGCATAGATGGCCACACTTGATCAATGAAGGCCGCTTTCGGCTCCTGGCTGCAATGCTCACGCTGAGCATCCCAGGCACGCACTTGAAGAAAGCCCAGCATGTCCATCTCATCGATCTCTTTCATCCGCCAGCCGGATTTGAGCAGCGTGTTATAGGTGGCGTAGACATATTCCGGTAACGTCAGGTTTCCTGATTCTCCAGGATCTCCTGAGCTTCCTGAGCCACCGGCTTCGTAGGAAAAGAGTCCAGCACCTCCGTCGTCTGTGTCTGCACGGCCATAATCGCCAGGGCAATGTCGTGCATCAGGCGATCGGCAGGATAGTGGTCATAGACATCGTCAACAGAAAACTGGTTTCCGAAGAGAATGCAGAACCACTTGACCATCGTGTCGAGGGCCTCGGGGATTGTCAGTTTCTCATCCGAAACGTCCTGCCCCTCCACAGCGGCCTTGGACAGGGCGACCAGTTTTCCATACATCTTGGATGCGGGCTCCATCTCGCGCAACGCGCGGCCGGACACGAAGTCCACGCTGTACTTCTTCTCTCCCAGGGTACAAGTCACCATGGGATCACCTCTCTTTCATCAAGAGACTGCCGCCCAGCATTGTCCTGAGCGGCAGCCTCATTCTGCTCTTTACGGCGTCACCGTGAAGGTCGGGTCATACACGGTCTCCAGGAAGGTCGCGCCCATGGCGGTCGTGAAGCCGTTCTCGCCTTCGTCCGCAATCGCCTGGTACAGCCCGTCGTGTGTGCGCTTGATGGCAGTCCACTCGACCTCGCCTGTCTGACGCGTGATGGTGCCGCCCTCCTTGGTCGCATAGGTTTCCGTCACCGGCTTTGCGCGGACCTTGTACAGCCACACAAAGCGATATTTCGCGTTGGACTTCTCGGACTTGAAGCCGACTGCGTAGTACGGTGGCTTGTCGACAGCGGCGCGCACCAGCACGCCATTGTCATCGATGTTATTGCCAAAGATGGCTTCCTGGATGGAAAGCGGGATGTCCGCCATCTTCGTCTTGAAGGAAAGCTCTGGATCCGGGTAGAGGACGTCAAACTCAATGTCGTCCGCATACTGGACCTCGGGGTCCGTGTTCTCGGGGGTGATGGTCGCTTCAATCGCGCCGGCGACCAGTTGCAGGGCGCCATAGGTAATCGTGGTTTCATCGTCTACCGTCAATGGCGCGATGACCATATTTTTAAGACCCACCGTGCTGGACACGACGGGTGATGCAGTTGCTGGCATATTCGTTTCTCCTTATGTGTTGCTTATTTCGTCCCGCAGGACGCGCTTCATCTCCTCGAAAGCCTCCGGCGCTTTCACGTCAAAGGCAGGCCGGACAAAGGGATGCGCGGGCGCTGGTGCCGGTCCACCGTGCCCATGCTCCACAGGATTTGCGTAGTAGGCACCGCGTTCGCTGTGATGCACGCCAATGGTAATGCGCTTCCCGCCGTTCCGCTTCTTCTTCACACTCCCGGTTCGAATCGAATCATGCAGGTCGCCCGAGATGATCTTGGGGTCAGTAGATGCGTTATGCAGCATCTGTTCCTCGATGGGGGCGGCCCCTGCCTGCAATGCACGGGTCACGCCCGGGCCCTGTTCCAGGGCTGCCGCCATGTTGGTCAGGTCGTCCTGGAGGTCATCAAAGCCTCGCAGTTCAATCGCCACGGGGAACTTCCTCGTACAGGCTCCAGGTCCAGTGCACCGTATACATCCGCGTGCCCACGTCATAGGCCGGCTCGTTGTAGCCCCTATCGGTTTCTTCCACCATCCCAAAGCCCGACATGTACATGGCGTTGCGGACCTCGGCTGCTGTCGCTGTAGGGTCTCCCACGCTCCAGAGGTTCAGATATACAAAGGTGCGGGTTGCGATCACCTGATCGTCAAAGTGTGTTTCCTCCTTGGTGGTGGTTGAGTACACGAGGTACTGCTCTGGGGCGTTGGGATTGCTGGATGTCGCCCGCCAGATCCCGGCAAACACTGGAATGCTCAGGCTGGAAAGGGCTTGCTGGACCCGCTTCATCCGCTCACCCCCTTGGATGTGGAGGCTTTCAGGCCCAGGTACTTGCGCTTGAAGGCATACTCGCCCAGGGTGGAGATGTACCACTTCTCACCCCGGAAGCGCACCCACATGCCGGGCTTGATGTCCGTCCGGTAACGGATGGTGAAGTTAATCACCGCTTCGGCGTTCATGACATCCGCCGCGCGATAGTGCTGATTGCCCGCATCAATCGTGGATGCCCAGACCCGGCAAACAACAACGTCTGTCGGGTTGGGGTATCCATTTTCGTTGATCGCGTTCTCTGTATAGCCGATCTCTACCAAGTTCCGGAGGTCGCCTGGATGCGGGTCGCTTTCGAAGTTCTTATAACCACGCATACTTTCTCACCCCCTTTAGAACATCAGTTCCGCATTTCGGTGCGGGTAGAGCAGGTTTTCAAACGCCATCCGCATGGTGACGTAGACCTGCTTGTCTGGGTTGTCTCGGTTCTCGTAATAGTGGCTAACCATCAGCAGCACAGCCAGGCGCACAGCCTGCGGCGCGGTTTCATCAAAGGTCACCCTGCAATAGTCTTCGGCGACAGCCTGCGCCTGAAGGAGGAGTGAAGCCAGGTACGCGTCCTCTTCTTCATGCTGTATGCGCAGATGCGCCTTCGCTTCCTCCACCGTCAGGATCATGCTCTCACCATCCTTTACGCGTCAGGCGCCATGATGCCGGCGGCCTTCAGTTTGACCAGCAGGGCATTGAACTCAATATTGAGGCCCGCAATGGTGGAAGCCGCGCTGTCGACCTGATTTGCCGCAAGCTTCACGCCGCCCAGGGTATCCGCCGTTGCAGCAGGAAGGACATAGTCTTCAGGGTAGGCGGGCACATAGAGCTTGGCGTCCTCCCCAATCTTTGCTTCGACGGTATCGCCCACGCCTCTCTCCGCCGCCTTGATGCCGCCCAGGGCATCGGCGCTGGCAGCTGCAGCAGTCGCGGTCAGTCCTTCTACGGTCGCGCCTTCCAGGATGGTCAGTTTGCCGCCGATGACCCATTCTTCGCCGCCATGTGCGGCAAAGTTCTTTGTGTTATGAGTAGCACTCATAGTTCTCCTCCTCAATTGATGCGGGGACTGCTCCCAAGAACAGCCCCCGCGGATTCACCCTATCAAAGGGTTATGCCTTCTGCTGCAGGACCTTTACGGCCTCCGGTAGAACCAGCTTGCCATCCACGCGCTGGGATGCCAGGAAGCCCACCTGACCGGTTGGAGCGTACAGCTCATTGAGGCGCTTGAACTTACGGCCTTCGCGGTCCGCGATCCAATAGTAATCCATGTCGCCGAAGACGATGGTCTTGGCGGCAGAAGCAACCGCCGGTACGAAAGACGAGGTGTAGACGGGACAGTTAAGGATCTTGTCCGGGGTGCCCGCTGTGATGGAGGGCTGCCAGATGTAGTCGCCTGCGCCGTTTTTCAGCTTGCGCAGAACTTTGACCGTGCTGTCGTTCATCAGGAACAAGGCTTGACGCCGATAGGGCGAGCGAAGGCTGTAGAACAGGTCCATCACCTCGTCAAAGGTGATGGCCGTAGCCGCGGCGGTTGTCACGCCAAGCTGCGCGCCCAGGGTCGCGTGCAGCAGGCCGGTCGGCTTCCCGGTGCCGTTGCCGGCAATGAAGGCTTCTTCCTCTGCCGAACCAATACGGCGGGCGAACTCCTTGGCGATGTAACCGGCAATGTCAAAGACCGAGTCATTGAGCAACTCGTCCGACACCTTGATCATGGTCGCCAGCTTGAAGGCGCCAATGGAGACTGCTCCGAACGCGTCATCGCTCTCCTGGTAGGGGGCTTCTTCCTCAATCCAGGACGCGGTGCCCTTGCTGCTCACGACCGGAATCTTCCGGTCACCGGAACTGGTCTGGATGAGGTGGGCGAAGTTGCGGAAGATATTCTCCTCCTGCAGCGCTTCCACCAGGGTGCGCTCGTATTCATCCGGGACGAGGTGCCCGCCTTCGCTGTCAGAGCCGATCTGCAGCGCATTGAGCACCTCAAACGAGACGGACTTGTCCCGCATGGCGCGCCAGAAGGCGTTCTTATACTCATCCGAAGCACGGCCGAGCTTGGTCTTGTCCTTCAGGGTCTCAGGGGCGGAGGTCAGCGGGCGGGTGGTCGGACGGTCAAACTCCAGGTCCAGCACTTCCTGCCGTTCCAGGCGCTCGACCTCCTTGCCCATTCGGAT